TTGACCTTTCCACTATCTGTGATGCCGATATTTTCATTTGCGGTCATACGCATCTTCCGGCGACGCTCAAGACTGCGTTTGCCCGTCCGAATCCGGCGAACAGCAGTATCACATACTGCACGAAGCTGTTTATCAACGCTGCCGCAAAGCTTAACTTTGGGGGATACGGAGACACTCTGGGATTCAAGCCGAGTTGCAAAGATACTCCAAAAGCTATTCTTTCCGGCACGTTAAAAGATATGAGAGCAGTGGTATGATGCCTCAAGAAGTGACAAATGCCATCGTGACAATTGTTGCGCTGGGCAAAGAGGCGATTGTTCGCCGCGAAAAAGGCAAGTGGGTTGTCCTGGAGAATGGGCGACGGCTTGTTTACAAAGAAAAGTAAACGACCTACGTTTCTTGAATGCGCCGTAGTAAATGGGCTACGGTAAGAGCCAAACGGGGCTATCTCTATGGGGATAGTCTCGTTTTTATTTTTGATGGGGTGAGAGTTTGGCAACCGATGTTTTTGAAACCGCGCAGCCTGTCGTGCGGAACGATATGTTTGGGCGGCTCGACATTTACGCTACCTTTGATGATATCGGTGAGGGGAACATCATCAACGAGTTGAACTCCGCTCTGATCTATCATGTGCGGAATATGCTCCAAGAGGAATTCCTTTACTGGTATGCGCGAGGAGTCCAGCCGATTCTTAACAGGCGCAAGGACATCCGCGAGGACATTCTAAACATTGTCCAGGTAAATCTCGCCGCGCCCATAATTGACTTTAAGAATGGCTATTTCATCACGCAGCCATGCAGTTATGTCGGAAGGCGAAAAGGTGTACAGACGAAAGTTAAGAAGCTGAACGAGTATCTGTACCGCTCCGGCAAACTCAATGCCGACAACAAAGTCACAGACTGGTTTCATCGCGTCGGCAAGGGTGTTGTGTTCGTCGAACCGAATGACGATACCGAAGTTCCGTTCAAGGCATATGCCCTTGATCCACGCAGTGCGTTTGTTGTCTACTCCCTGCGCCCAGGCAACAAGCCCGTCATGGGAGTCAACTTTGTCACGCGAGATGGAAAGGCAATGTTCGATGTGTTCACGGAGAACACGGTTTACCATCTCTCCGGCGCGGTCAAAGGCAGACTGATCACTACGGAGCCAAACTGCGACTACCTCGTTACGGCAATCTCCGTGGATAGCGTTGAGCCGAATGTGCTTGGGTATATTCCCATCATCGAGTACCGCTACAACAGCGTCAATACTGCCTGTTTTGAGCTTGCGATCCCGTTGCTCGATGAGATTAACAACATCACCGCAAATGCCTGTGACGGTGTGGAGCAGTTCATCCAGTCTTTGGCGATTGCTGTCAACTGCGAATTTCCTGAAGACACGACCATCACGGACATCCGCAAGGCCGGAATGATTGCTCTCCGCTCCATTGGAGAGAACAAGGCAGATTTCCGTGTTCTGTCTGAACAGCTTGATCAGTCGCAGACAAAGGTACTGATCGACAACCTTTACGATGATGTTCTCCGCATTTGCGCCATGCCGAGCCGAAGCGATGGGCGCAACAGCACTTACGATACGACAGGGGCCGCAGTACTAGCCAACTTTGGATACTATCAGGCCGACGCAGCGGCGAGAAATACTGAGGATCTGTTCAGAGAATCCAACGTGCAGTTCGACCGCGTCATCGTTGAGATCCTGAGACGCAAGGGCCTGTTGGATATCGACCTCAATGATTTTGAGTTGAATTTTGTCAGAAACGAAGCAAGTAACTGCCAGTCGAAAGCGCAAGCGCTTATGACTCTTATGTCTGCTGGCCTGTCGCCTGAACTTGCGTTTGCCAAGTCCGGCATTTCTAACGATCCCGTGCAAGATGTTCAGCTTAGTAGAGAGTGGATTGAAAAGCGATGGGGCAATCCTGACAACCCGCAAAGCTCTCCGACTAGCGTAAATGTGGAAGAGGTTTCTGTAGACAGAGACGCTGGAGTCTAATTTATGAAGCAACCGAAACTATCCATCCTGACCCCCGTATGGAACCAGGAAGAACTGGTTATCAAGGGGCTTGATAGTATCCCGCGCAGAGATGACATTGAGGTGCTTGTGCGGGATGACGGCAGTACCGACAACACGCTTGCGAACCTCAAAAAGTACAAAAAGGAACACCCAGAACTGAACATGAAAGTGTTCAGCAACGGGAAGAACCTTGGGGTTGCTGCGACGGCGAACCGACTGCTTGAATCCGCTACTGGCGAGTGGTTTCACTTTTTCATGTCCGACGATTATCTTTACACGGATGAGTATTCCAAGATGATCGCGTACATCTACGATACCGACGCAGACATCGTTGCAATGGATTTGATTGAGAACAGCGGACGCAAATACAAAATCAACGAGAGCAGCGACGATTTGTATTGCGCGCAAGCGTGTAGATTTATCAAGCGAGAGTTCGTTAAAGGAATCAAATACCCGGAGAAAGTGAAGTGCGGCGAGGACTGGTGGTTTCATAAGGAAATGATGGCGCGGAATCCCAAAGTGGAGTACACGCACATCCGCGCATACCACTACAATTATCCGCGAGAGGGCAGCTTAGTTAATCTTCGGCTGCGTGGGAAGTTTACCGATGAGGAGCTACAACCTTAAAAACGTAATCTATTTTCCGCACATCAATGCTTGTGGTGGCACGGAAACATTCTGCTATGAGTTTGGGTTGAAATACTGTCCTAAATATGATGTTACCGTTCTCTATGAGGCCGGAGATAAACAGATGATAGACAAGATCGCCTCTGCGGTAACGCGAGTAATCCGCTATCACGACGGCGACAAGATTGTCTGCGATACATTCATCTTTGCTTATGCACACGCGATTTTGAATCATGTAACGGCAGACCGATATATACAGACTTATCACGCAGACTTTATTTGCAGACATCTCAATCCGTGCTTCGACAAACGCATCACGCATCGCTTCGGCGTTGCGGAGAACACAAGCAAAGGTATCCGCGATCACTACGAATGGGCGAAAGATGTTCGGACGATGTACAACCCATACACGATGAAAAAGCCGCGAAAGGTGCTGAACCTCATCTCCGCTACGCGCCTTACCCCGGAAAAGGGGTATCGGCGCATGGTGGCGCTTGCAGAAGCATTCGACAAGGCTGATATCCCGTTTCATTGGGATGTGTACACGGACGCATCGAACACGGTTAAACCGTTTAACAAGAGCGTTTCGATTCTTCCACATAGGTTGGACATCCTCGATTTCATCGCCAAGGCAGACTATCTCGTCCAGCTTTCCGATACTGAGGGCTATTCCTATTCCATCGTTGAAGCGTTGTCCGTAGGCACTCCAGTTATCTGCACGGCTCTGCCAGTCGCAGAGGAACAGGGGATTGTGAACGGGAAGACGGGTTTCATACTACCGTTCGACATGAGCGATATACCGATAGACGATATTTACAAGGGAGTAAAGAAGTTTACGGTTGCGCCGAGGGAAAGCCATTATGAGGAAGTGCTTTCGCCAGGGAAAGCGGAGTACAACGAGCCGGACAAGTACACGGTAAAGTGCATCCGCACATATCAAGATTTGCAGTTTGGAAAGCTTATGCATCCGGGCGAAACATTCACCGTTAATGCAGACAGAGCATACCATCTTGAGGAACTGAGATTCGCAGAGATTCTGGAGTAGCGCATGGATTTACTGCCGTTTGACGCGATTAATAAGTTGGAAAACGGGTTGCCTATCTATTTTGAGGACGGCAAGATCCGCTCACGGGAAGACCTTGAGGACATCATTGACGATATGTTCTACATCTTCCTGTTGTCCTACCATCACGGAGCAGCTGCGGTAAACCCGGAATACAAGCCCACGCTCAAGACCGCAATGGAAACCATCGACGAGGAAGTCGCCGGGAAGACATGGCGGGAGCGGATGCATGAACATTTTGAGCAGGGTGGAACGCTTGCTGATGTTGTGCGAATTGTCGAATCTGAAGCGCACAGGGATGCTAACACGGCTGCATACAAGGCGGCGAAAGCCAAGGGATGCACAACCAAGACCTGGCGCACGATGCAAGATGATCGCGTCAGAGAGTCGCATCGCTATCTGGACGGAGTGACGATACCGATTGACGATGAGTTCTACTCCGCTTTCGGCGGCTCCACGATGTTCCCCGGTCAATGGGGGATTCCAGAAGAGGATATCAACTGCCGATGTTGGTTAACCTATAAGTAAGGGGGGGCGATATGGTGAGCGAAACAGTTATTGTTGCCCTTATTACAGGACTCTGTGCTGTGGTTGGTCAATGGTTTATTTCCCGCGCACAGGCAAAACAGCAGTCTGTTGAGGACGCAAAACGCGACCAGAGACAGGAAGATCGCCTAGCCGCAATCGAACACAAGATCGATGTTCACAACGGGTATGCTGAGAGATTTGCTGAGATAGGAACTGATATCGCAGTCATCAAGAATGACATTCAAACTCTCTATAAGGAGAAAGGCTGAAATGAAGTTGAGCAATCGTTGGTACGATGTTTTGAAATGGATTTCCATGATCGTTATCCCCGCAGCCGCGACTGCCTACGTTGGGCTTGCCGCTATTTGGGGATGGCCTTACGCAGACGAGGTGGCGAAGACTGCCACGGTTGTGTGCACCCTGCTTGGTGCTCTTCTGGGCATCAGCAGCGCACAGTATTACAAAGGCGAACATTAAGTTCACATACATCGGCAGTAGGGAAACTGCCTTATCAAAAACGCACAGTCGGTTATGACAAAACCTAAAAACGGAAACATAGTGCAGTGACGCACTCTAAAAAACGCAAGGAGAAGAAAAGTGAAAATCGACACTAGCAAGATCGAAAACTACTCAGATATGTCTACTGAGGAGAGGCTGAAAGCACTTGAGGAGTTTGAGTTTGAACCGCCCGTTCCGAAAGACACAGACGAAGTGGTCAGGCTCAAGAACGCTCTGTCCAACGCGAACTCTCAGGCCGCAGAATACAAACGCGCCCTGCGCGAAAAGCAGTCTGAACAGGAACGCGCCGAGGCAGAGAGAGCAGAGAGAGAAAAGGCGGTCGAGGAAGAACTCCGCGATCTCCGAAGAGACAAGACCGTGAGCGGTTATCTTGCTAACTGTCTTGCTCTTGGTTACGACAAAGACCTTGCCTTGAAAGCGGCAGAGGCAATGGCAGACAACGATGCCGCTACCATTCTGGCTTGCCAGCAAGAGTATCTGGACGCGAAGACCCGCGAGATTGAGGCGGCTGCACTGAACCGCCAGCCCACGCTCACTCCGGGTGCGCCCCCCACGGCAAAGGACGCTGACTTGGAAGACAAGAACCGTCTGCGCCGCTACGCTGGTTTGCCCCCACTTAAATAAATAAGGAGAGAAATGCAACATGGCAACCACTGTTACCCCTGCCATTGCGAACAGCATTGGCCTTGCGTCCACTTATCTTCCGATTCTGGACGAAATCTACAAAGCTGACAGCAAATCCGCTATCCTCGATACCGCGCAGGATCGTGTCCGTTGGTCGGACGAGTACCGCACGTTTTATCTGTTTGAGACGGATATGGGCGGCCTCGCTGACTACTCCCGCAACGATGGTTTCGTTCGCGGCGATGTGACCGCCTCTTGGAGAGCCTATACCCCGCAGTGGGATCGCGCCCGTCAGTTCCTCGTGGACATCGCTGACAACAGCGAAAGCCTTGATCTCGCGTTCGGCACTCTCGCCGGAGAGTTCATGCGTACCAAGGTCGTTCCTGAGACGGATGCTCTGCGTTTCGCGACCTATGCGAACGGCGCTGCCGCTGCGAACAAGGATACCGAATCCCTGTCTACCTCTGCCCAGGTCATCGCCTCTATCGACGATGCGACCGCTGCTCTGGACGATGCTGAAGTTCCGTATGAGGGTCGTATCCTCTTCGTCAATCCCAGCATCTACAAGCTGCTCAAAGGCGGCGTGACCCGCATGACGATGAACGGTGATGACAACATCGACTACAACGTTCTGTACTACAACGATATGCGACTCATCACTGTTCCGTCCGGCAGATTCAACACTGAAATCACTCTCGCGCAGCCTGACTCCCACGATGACGCTGGCGGCTATACCGCTACGGGGTCTACCATCAACTATATGGTCGTTCATCCCTCTGCCATCATGCAGGCCGTCAAGCTTGCCATGCCGCGCATCTTTAGCCCCCAGGTCGTCCAGGAGGCCGACGCTTGGCAGTACGATTTCCGGCAGTATCATGGCGCGTGGGTCAAGCATCAGAAGACCAACGGTATCTACGTTTCTGCGGCGAGTTTCCCGTCTACCTGATAGGGAACAATCCGATGGGGAGAGCGTGGGAAGTTCCCCACTCTCCCCGCATCTATGGAGTGAAGCACAATGACCGACGCTCAGAAAATCGAAATCATCAAGACCCTGCTTACCGATGGCGGCGAAGTGCCGAGCGACGAGAAACTGACTGTCTATCTCAACTTGTCGAAAGCGGAGATCCTCGCGTGGAAGTACCATCTCGTTGGCGGTGTGCCTGACGATGTGACCGATGTCTCATCGCTCGATGAGGGCGCACAGATTTACGCAGTTGTCGCCGGATACACTCATGCCGGAGCCGAGGGAGAAAAGCAGCACAATGAGAACGGCATCAATCGCGTGTTCATCTACGGCGATATGCTTGAGTACATCCGCGACCACGTTCTCCCCTACGCGAGAGTAGGTGCTGTCACTTGAGGACGGTGCAGCGCAATAAGCGTGATGTGTGGTATGCCATCTACACGGGCGAGTCCGAGGTAGTGGACGAAGAGGGAAACTACACGGGCGAGACGGAGATAACCTACGGCAACCCTACGCACATCCGCGCAAATGTATCTCCGGCGACGGGGCAAGCAAACGTTGAGATGTTCGGCAACTTTACCGATTATGACCGTGTGGTCGTGACAGATGATGTCGAGATTCCCGTGAACGAGAACAGCGTCATGTGGATCGATTCTATGCCCATTGAGGGGCAGGGCATCAAGGGCTATGACTACATCGTCCGGCGAGTAGCGAGGAGTTTCAATAGTGTGGCGATTGCCGTCCGTGATGTGGATGTCGATGTTGTGAGCGTTCCGAGCGGGTGATGCGTGATGCAAATCACAGTCCAAGGTGTTGACAAAGCGATTAAAGACTTGGAGAAATATGCCAACGCAGACATTAGGATGTTGGAAGTCGCATATCGCCTGTGCGCTATAGGCAGCGCGGTTGCAACGGCGGGATACGGGAGCAACGCATCCGTCACAGCGATCCGCACATCCGACGGAGCCAAAGTGAGCATCGACGGAGAGGATGTCCTCTTCATCGAGTTCGGTACTGGCGATGCGGCAGGTATCCATGCGGCGCAGTACGATGCAGTGCCAGAGGTTGTCCGTCCGGGCAGCTGGTCTGAGGAACACGCGCATCAGTATGAGCGGCTTGGATTCTGGTTTTGGCACAACACGAAGTTCACAGAAACTCCCCCGCATCCGTGGGCATATGACGCATACCAAGAGATGGTGCAGTCCATTCCGAGAGTATTTAACGAGGTGTTCAGATGAGCGCATACACGAACAACGCTATATTCACGCGAATCCGCGCCTCTGTGCTTGAGGAAGAACCGACCGCCAATTGTACGCAGACATACGCTCCTGTTCCGTCCAAGTTTCCGACCGTGTTTACACGCGAGATCGGACGCTTCACTCCGGCTCAGACGGCATCCTTTGCAAATGCACAGGACATATACGAAACAACCTGGGAAGTACAGATATATAGCAACCTCAAGACTGGCGCGAAAGAGCAAGCCTACGCTCTGATGGGCGCAGCCAAGAGTGCGCTGAGAGAACTGTACTTTGTCGAGTCGATGGAGAACCCCATCGAAAACGGATCTAATACCTATTATATTCTCGTTGCGCGTTTCCGCAGAATCATCGGCAGCGGCGAGAGTATGCCAAACTAAATAAGGAGAAATGCAATATGGCTGGTGAAATCAGCACTGCGGGAATCCGCATCCTCTACGCGCCGGAAACCTCGCTGAACACTTGCCCGTCTAGCGGGTTTAAGGAGAAAGCGACGAGCGGCAACCTGAAGATCAATGAGTATGTGACGGGTATCTCCGGGCTTGGCGCGGACTACGATATGTACGATGTCACTCCGCTTGCCGAGACGAAGCGCCATCGCTTCATCAAGGGCCTTCAGAACAACGACGGCAGCATCAGCTTCAATGCGAATATCAATCCGACCAGCCGCGATGACTGGGGCAAGATCGTTACCGAGTTCGCCGCGCTGACTGACGGCAAGAGCCTCTGGTGGGAGATCATTCTTCCCGGCGACTCGCAGGGTTTCTTCTTCCGTGGCGAACCGCTTGAGATGCGTTTCCCGGATGTCGAGGTCGGACAGGCGGTGCAGGGCGCGGTGCAGATCGTCGAGAACAACTGCATCGGATTTTCGACCAAAATTGATGTGGCATCTGCCTAACTAAAACGGGGCGGTCAAAAGCCGCCCCACAAACTTATAGAGAATGAGTAGGAGATAAGGGAATGATTCAGTTCACTGCGGATGGGAAAGAGTACAAGCTTGAAGTGACCGCTTTCACGCTGAAACAGATGGAAAAGTCTGGTGTGAATTTCGCACAGCTTGGAGAGAAACTGTTGGGCGCAGAGACGCTCTGGAAAGGTCTGTTCATCGCGCATCACAACACCGTGCCGGACGCAAAGCGCATGGAAATCTACAAGGCGCTTGCGGCGGTTGCTGACGGCGAGGAACAGGAATACGACGAGAACGGAGAACCCCTGGATATGCTGATGACCGCCGTGGCGGCTGAGTATGAGGACGCTATCAAAGCCCTCAAGCGCTCCCAGGGAAACGTGAGCTGGAAACGAACGTAAGCGGCGCGACCTCGTTTTCAGAACCAATTGACCTAGACGCGCCGAAAAGCGATTTCACAAAATATCTGGATGTTATCTGTCCGTATTTCCTTATGTACGGGATGTCTTGGGAAGAGTTCTGGTATGAAAGCTTAGAACGGCTCCCGGCATATTGGCAGATGCATCAGTTCAATATTGAGCGCCGGAATCAAGAGTTGTGGATGCAGGGGCTTTACATTCAAGAGGCAGTTGCTTCATGCCTGTCGAAGAAAGCAAAGTACCCTGAGAAACCGCATAGGATTACGGCAATGACTGACGAAGAGAAAGAAGCAGAGAATCAGAGGAGAGTCGAATTGTTCAAGGAACAGCTGCTTGAAATAAAGCGTCGGTCTGACGCAAGAAATAAACGGGAGTGAACGAGTTTTGACTGTTGAGAACATTAGCATTGATGTTAAGACCAATGCGGGTGGTGCGGCAAGAGAAGTTCGTTCACTCTCTTCTGCACTTAGCGGAGTACGAAGCGCAAGCAAAAGCGTTGCGTCTGGCGGCGGTGCAAAGGGAGCAAGCAAGTCGATTGCAAGCGTAGGACACGCTGCCAAGAGTTCTACTGGGTTTCTGACAAAGTTTTTCGCAAGCATAAAGAGAATCGCTTTTTACCGCATTTTGCGTACCTTGATGAAAAACATTTCTCAGGGATTTCAAGAGGGCTTAAAACACGCTTATGCGTTCAGCAAGGCGCTCAACGGCCCCCTTGCCCAAGCGCTTGACAGGATCTCTTCTGCTTCTGGGCAGATGAAAAACCAAGCGGGTGCTGCGCTTGGAGAACTCTTGCGAACGATTCAGCCTATCATTGAGGCCATCATCTCGCTTGTCACGCGACTGATGCAAGCCCTCTCCGCACTATTTGCCGCACTTGGTGGCAGACTGACTTACTCCGTCGCGGAGAAGACCGCAGACGAATGGGATGCAGCTGCCGGGTCTGCGAAAGAGTACAAAAACACCGTCCTTGGATTCGACGAGTTGAACAAACTCAACGATGAAAATGGTGGCGGTGGTGGTGGCGGTGGAGCCATTGGCGATTTCAAGGATCTTGATCTCCCGGAGTGGGCGCTGAAGATTAAAGACCTCATCGACCAATTGAAAGAACTCTTCAAGCTTGGAGATTTCCAAGGTGCTGGTGAGGCACTCGCCGATTGGTTAAACTCCATCTGGCCTGACGATCAGTGGTGGTATGCCAAAGGCAAGTGGCTTGGCGAACAAATCAACAAGGTGCTTGAGTTCGCATACGGGTTTCTTACTAAAGCAGATTGGAAAAAGTTTGGTGGTGGAATCGCCAGTTTTCTGAACGGCATTTTCGATACAGTCGACTGGAGACTGCTTGGACAAACGCTTGTGCGAATCATTACTGCCGCGCTTGATTTTGCCATAGGATTCATTCAAAAGCTAGACTTTGGCTCAATTGCGAGAGCAATCAGTGAATTCGTCAAGGGTGTATTTGATGAGGCAACAGCATGGCTCAACGAACAAAACTGGCAAGAGATAGGAGAAACAATTCTCAATAAGATAATTGATTTCTTTACTAATCTTGATATTTCCGGCATGGCAACCAGCATTTCCACATTTCTTGGAACTGCAATTAGATCAGCAATTCAATTGCTTACACCGATAGTAGATTGGCTCAACGAAAAGTGGAACAAAGATATTAAGGGCGCAGACTTTTCCGAAACCATGAGCAATCTGTTTGCAAAAATTGGTGAGGGATTGGGAGATATTGTTGCGTGGGTTCGTGATAATATTATTCGTCCGTTTTTGGATGCGCTACTTGATGGTTCAAACTGGAGCGGAGCAAATGAATTCAAATACAAAGTAATACACTACCTTAATTACTTGGAATTTTACATCCGTGGTATTTCCCTTAAAATCAGTTGGATTATCCAAGACATAGGATTAATTGCCCAAGACGTTGCTAACGGAGATTGGCAATCTGCGTGGGCGCACGCTGAAAAGTTGTCCTATGATGCTTCCATTGATATCGTCAAAAGCGCAACCGACATGGCAGACGCAGTGACCGAAAAAATGATGCAAGGGAAAGGCGACACAGAGGATTTCGGGCAAGCGTTTAAGGATATCATGATTGACATCAGAAATGATGTTCCTACTGCCAGTGGCGCAATCGAAACCTTTGGAGACTGCCTTTCCGTTGAATTTGATGCTGCGAAAGATTCTGCATTCAGCTTGTGGGATTCTCTTAAAAACCTTTTGGGTACGCTTGAAAGCTTTTCCGGCATATCCGTAAACGGTGGTTTGCTTGGCTTGCTCTCAGGGCAAGGCTGGAATTTTTCGTTCTCCGTAAAGGATGCGTTCGGATGGGCAGCAGACGGCGGCGAATTCAACAACGACGGAACGCTCTTCGTAGCGGGTGAAGCAGGGCCTGAGATCGTGGCGAACATGGGTAGCAAGACAGGGGTCATGAACGTTGACCAGATGGAGGCCGCTGTGGCAAACGGCAACATGGGAGTCATCAACGCAGTCTACGGAATGGCGAATATGATCGTCAACGCAGTCAACGCTATCGACCCGGACATCACGCTCGACGGAGAAAGCCTCGCGGATAAGATGTACAGATAC